TACTTAATAAATCGGAATTATGCCGTTTATTGTAACAATTTGTGACAAAAAAAAACAGCTACGTGCTGGGGAGCTTATAACTGTTTTCTTTTAACTAACTATGAATTGCAAATATCGTTTAAAATAATGATAATTCAAAATATCGTTTAATTAAATGATTAAAAAATATGCGTTAATCGTGCAATTTGTCCAAATTCTTTATGATGCACGTAACCTTCAACCGCTTTGGGAACGCCTGTATATCCGTTTTTGTGATGCCAACTATCACTTCCTGAAGGACTGCGTAACGTTTCAAATGTTACTCCTATAAAATCTTTGCTTGTTTTGTGGTGTACGTGGTGGCTGTAAATATAACGGTGTTTAGTTTTGCTCCATAATATAGGAAACTCCGTAGCTAACAATAAAGGTAAGTTTTCGATTTTCGCTCCGTCTCCGTGTGTAGTTCCGATTAAGTTACTTCCGTATCTAAACGCTTTTCGGTGTTTTAAATCTACGTTAAAACGAATACTTGAATTGTTAAAGTGTGCTTCTATTAACTGCATTAAAAAAAAGCCGTGTGTGTAATCGTGGTTGCTTGGATTATAAACAACTTCAACGTCTGCGAAACTCATTAATTGTTCTAAAAGTTCTATATATAAATTTTTTGCCATTAAAAAATTGTCGTACCACATTCCGTCTGTGTCTTGCGGTGTTCCACCTGTTGTAGTTCTTCTGGTGTTGTCGGTGTGCAAAATATCGTTTCCTGCAACAAATAATACCTTATCAATATAAAACCCTTTCGCTTTGTTTAAAATGCCTTGTAGTCCGTCTTTTGCACGTTTAACGGCAATTTGTGAATTATAATCTTCGCCTGTTTCAAATGCTGTTGCAAGTTTTCCAATATGCAAGTCGGCAATATCAATTACAAGTAAATGTCCGTCCGTGTCAATATCGTATTTTATTACTGTATCATTATATTTCGGTGCGTGTAACTTTACTTCTTTAATACATTCGTCTTTTATTTGTTGAATAGCGTTTAGTTCTTCCTGTTTAAAGTTTGGGTTCTTAAAGAATAAAGAAGCTTGTTTAGTTTTTAACCAACCGTGTTTAACGTCTTTGTCATCAACTCCAGCTTCATCAGTTGCTTCTTTTATTCCACGATACTGCATAAGTATTTCAATTTCGTCTTTTTTAAGTCGAAACCTTGCGCTGTTATTTGCCATAAATATTTAGATTAATGATTGCTTTGCGTACTTCCATAAGAACGAAAGTAGTAAACCTATTCCAACTCCAACGAATAATAAATTTAAATTTCCTTTAGGTTGGTTCTTTTTGCCTTCAGCTCGTGCTTCTGCTTTTTTAACTATTCGGTCTTTATAGATAGTTTTTACTTTTAATTTGTATTCACGTTTTAATTCTATTCGTGTTTTTGGAACGTAGACATTTTTATATTTTACAACTGTGTCTTTAGTGGTTATAAACTTTTCCCAAACTATCGTATCGTTTACAATTACAGGAATACTATCTAAAGTTGTTATTCGTATTGTGTCGCCTGTTTCATCGCATTTAAAACCCTTTTTAATTGCTTTGTTTAAATGATATTGAGCCGAACACGAATAAAGTAAAACACTAATAATTAGAATAAATAGTTTTCCCATTTTTTTTGCTTGCTTTTAATACTTGTTTACGATTTTTAGAACTATAACTAACGTGAACCCAAGAAGGATTTTCATCGTTTCCAAACTCCCATATTAATTGGTCAAAGTCTAACTTGTCTTTAATAAAATTAAAACCCTTTGCGCCTATTTGTAAGTCCATTGCTTCGCCTTTTGTATGTTGCGAAGTCTTTGCACCACCTATCATTTTATTAACCTGTAAACTACGAAAACCTGAACTAATTTGTATTGGTGTGTTTAGGTAAATTCTCAAAGGTTCAAAAACGTTTTCACACAATAATTTTGCGGACGCAATTTGCGACTCGTTCATTTCGTTATTTAGATTTCGTAACGTTGCTAACCCTGAAGCTTGAAACTCTTTTAATGTAACGTGTGCGCTTAAATTCATTTTAACTTATTTAAATCGTCTTTAACTTCTTTTGCTCGTGCAAACAATAATTTAGCCGACTGCCAAAGGTCTATTCCTTTAACAACTTTGTAATTTTCGTTTATACTCATTATTTCAATACTTGCCAGAACCAACGCTAAAACTTTAGTCAACATCAAAGGAACGCTAAAGAACGTTAAAATTATGTCGTTTAAAATATAAAAGTCTATAAGGTAAAAAAGTATTACGGTTAATTCGTAAAGTAAAAGTTTTGAAACTATTGCCGAAAACTTACGGGATGTTATTTCGTGTTTTTGGTGTTTAGCCTTCCATATTCCTGTTGCCGTATCGGACAAAATCAAAGCAAATAAAAGTCCAAGTATTCCGCTAATAGGCAAGAAAAAAGAAAAGCAAATTGTTATAAGTTTCAATGCGGAATTTTTAATTGAATAAAGTAATAAATATAATTGTAATTTCATAAGTTCAAGTCTTCAAGTGCTTCAGTTAAACTGAACGTTAAGTATAAAAATAAAGTAACTCCAGCTAAATTAATATAAGGTTCTGTGCCTTGACAAATCAAAGAAAACGAAGTTAAAAAACCCGAAATAAAATAAAGACTTGCTAAATAGTTACTTTTCATTATAGAGCGTTCATATAAGTATTAACTGCATTTACAAAATCTGTGTTTTCGCTAATCATTGACGAACCCATTGCATAAAGTCCAATAGTTCCACCATCTGAATAAAGCGTGTGAGAATTAAATATTAATTGGTTATTATTTGATACTGCGTGTGAAACTGCAACTTCCGTTGTTGAAGTCGTATCGTTAAACAAACTAATACTTGTTGCTGAAGTTCTATGAATAGACTTCATTTTTGCCGTTGTGTCGTATTCAAATGGGTTAATTAAATCCACTACGTTTTGGTTTATTCTTTGTTCAACTGAACTTCCTATTTGAATTGAATTTCTATGTGTATTGCTCACTCCGTCTATTATTGTTAAAGACGAACCAATTTCACCAAAGTTTTTTACATAAGCATAGCGTGAAGCGTTGTTTTGTGTGTAGTTTGTTCCTGCGGTACTTGGATTAAAATTCGTATCAAAATAAGCGCTTGCAATACTATTTGCGGTTATTCCTTGATTTGAAGAATAAGTAGTTGAATTATTTGTTCCTTGTTGTAATAACTTCCAATCTACACGTGCAAAGTCAAAATCTCCGTCACCCGCAAACACAAATAAACTATCTAAATTTGCCCAAACTCCCGCAGTTTTTAAATCAACCAAAAGTTTGTTTTGTAATTTAGAAACCGCTAAACTTGGTGTAGTTCCGTAACCACTTGTATAAACTTCTTTATAATTAAAGTCGTAAATATAAATTAAGTTGCTATCTGCAACACCACTTCCCGAAGCGTTTATTGCCGTTACTTTGCATTTTACTTCAAAGTCTGCATCCGCTTGAACTAATGTATAAGAAGAAGAAGTTGCACCGCTTATTAAGGTTGTGTTTCTATACCATTGATAAGTAAAACTTGTTGGAGTATTTGTCCACGTTCCGTTAGTAGTTGTTAAAACACTTGTTACATAATCTGAACCTGAAATAACAGGCGCAACCGAATTAACTGGAATTGTTGCAGAAGCTCCAATTATATCTGTTCGTCCTGCGTTACTACTTGCATAAACAGAACCCCAACCAATCGTGTTGTTTACTTTACCTTTGCCCCAACCTATTGTGTTGTTTGCCGCTCCGTCACCCCAACCGTTACTGTTTGCCATTTTCTAATTTCTTTAAATAAGTTTTTAACTTAACTATGTTTACTTCTTTTGGTTTGTAAGTTTTTAAATGTACCATCCTGTGTAATTATTGTTTGTGTCAGGAAACATATCGCTATTCGAATTCGTGTTGTATTCAGGAAACAAATCATTGTTATTACTTATATAGTCAATAAAACGTTGTGTGTAGTGTTGTGCTATTTGCGTTTCCTTTTCAATTAAAAAGTCTATTTCGCTTTTTTCTACGCTTGTGCTATTTTCTGAATTGTGTTTGTAAACCCCTTTGTTACTTATTGTGTAAGCTGCAAAAGGTAAATAATACTTCATCGCTAAATGAATTAACATCGGCTTTAAATAAGTCGTTGTAAGCGTTAAATAATTGCCCGTTAATGTATTTGCTATAATGTCCGCTTTTATCTTGTTTAATAACTTTGTTCCTGTGAAATTTTGCAAGTCTGTATCTTGTGCTATCTTTATATATTGTATAAAATTGTCCGTGTCAACGTTTCCGTTTAACGAAGTAAATTTTACAAGGTCTTGTCGTGTAACTAAAAGTGCTTCAGCCATTAATTCTGTTTTTTATTTTTAGGTAAAAACCCTTTGTTCGGCATATCAATTGGTCTTGTTGCAACTAAACTTGGGTTGTTAATTACATATCCGTATTTTTCTGCTTTTAAACCTGCTATTTGTTTTGCTCTTGGACTGTTTATATCAATGTTTGTTCCTTCAAAACTTGCGTATATTTGCTTGTTCCAACGATGGTGACAATTTCCACCGCCTTTGTATAACCAAATTGAATACGTGTCAGCTCCTTTCGGGCCCCAACCTTCGTTTACTACTTG